CAACAGCGTGGACATTCTTAAAGAGGCGTTGTTCACAACCCAGCTTGAGCGTGACCCTTTTACCCCGACAGCCTATGAGATTACGCTAGCTTGCGCGGGGGCGTCCAACGGTAATCAAGTTCTCGGTTCTGTGGACTGGGAAGAAATCAGTCGGTAATCTGAGATCTGACGAAATAAGGCCACGTAATGGGATAACTTTCTACACAAGAGATTGTCCAGCGGGATCCCGGCGTCCAGAAGAGCGGGCAGGATTGGCGCAAGATCTACTACGTGATGGCGAGAGATCTATTAATAAATAAAAGTAAACAGGATTTCATATGCTAACTTTCAGATTTTTTACACTTAATGAGTCGATACGCCAGGGACTACCTCATATCACTACGATGGATCATGAACAGTTTCATAATCTGACCAAAACAGGTAAGATTCATTTTGATGATGTTACTGAAAAAACTGATGGGCAAACCATGATGATGGGGCATGATGAGCATGGATTTTATACCCAATCATCAGGTTCAGGTAATGAGAAGATGCGAAAGCCTGAAGATTACGCTGACCGGGCCAAAAGAAGATCACAAGAAACAGGTAAGCCTCTTGATCTAACAGCACCGAAGGCGTTTGGGCATATACACAAAATTCTGCAAGGTAATGAAAAACTTCAATCATACCTTGGTAAAAAACACAAAACAACAGGTGAAGAAGTTAAGGTTAGAGGTGAATCATTCTATAAGCCCTGGGCTCGCCCAAGTGATACAAAGAAGGGCGAAGTCAAATTTGTGGGAACATCCTATGATCCTTCTCATATGGGCACGGTAGGGAAATTTGTTTTGCATACGAAGCTACCCGAAAACGCTCAACACAATCCAGAAGAATTTAAAAAACTTTCTGATAAAGACATAAACTTCGACGATGATATTATCAAGCACAAAGGTGGTTCGGTTAATGTGTCAACAGAACACAAGGCATTTAAGTCACTTAACCACGATCTTCTAAAAGCAAGAACAACTAAAACTAATAAATCCGACAAGGAAGCAGAAACTGAAAAGTTCAACAAAATTAAAACTGCTGTTTCTGCAAAGGTTGATGAGCACGTAAAAAGTTTAAACATTGCACCTAAGTGGGGATCGGGAACTGAAGGTGCTGTTATTCATCCCACCAATAAAAACGCAGATGCACCTCGTTTTAAAGTAACAAGCGACGCTTTTAGAAAATACAGAGCATCTGACGATGCAAAAAATATTAAGTCAAAAAGGCCTACTGATGAAAACGTTTAAGGGTTATATTTTAGAGGGGGGCAATCTTGTTGTTGATGATGTATCTGCGGCACCTATAAAGGTAACAGACAAGAATAGGCATCAAGTTCAATCTGATTTACATGGGATGATGAGTGCATTGCATGATACAGTTAAGTCGCACACAGGGGGCGAAATCTTTGGAAAAGGGAAAAAGGCATTAAATACAGGAAGTGCCTTCTCGGGATCTACAGCGCACCTTTTTGATAAGAAAATCTCTGATAAAGAATTGGTCAAGCATAAATCTGAAATGGGTGATGCTGACGTAAAGGTAGACAAAAAGCATTTTGATGCATTGCAACCACATTTGCAAAAAGGCTCTACTTACGGGAAGTATACTGTTGCGGGTTATAGCAAAGGTGGCGGTGAACATCATGTGCTGATGAAACATGAAAACGGTCAAGTACATCAAGTTGACTTTGAGGGCACTGAATATCATAAAGATGAACCTACAGAATTTGCTAAGTTTTCACACAGTTCACATTGGGATGATACAAAAGCAGGAATAAAAGGTGCTCATCATAAAATACTTTTAAATGCTGCTGGGGGATCTACACACAAGTTCTCAATTCTACATGGATTGTCTCCTCGTGGCGGTGAAGATAAATGGAACAACAATCCAGATCATATTGCTAAGACCCTTTTCGGGTCAAAGGTGAAAGGGGAGCACATTCAATCCTTTCATCAAGTTGCACAAGCAATTAAGGCACATGTCCCGCAAGAAAGACATCAAGAGATATTTGACAAATTTTCTTCTGATATGAAGAAGCATAAGAAGATCAATTCATCGAATGCAATAAAACATTTGGGTTCTGTCCTTGGTATCAAATCTGCCGTTAATGAAGAAACTGATGCGGGTCATCATGCTACAGTAGTGCCTATGGCGGGATTTAGTCCCTTTTCACATATGGGACACGCAAAAGATTTAGGTGACACAATGATGGCGTTGCCCGGTAAAAAGTTTGTAGGCATATCGAGCAAGGCAGAAGCATTTACTCCCCAAGAGCGTGGCAATATTCTTGAAAGGCAATGGTCACGCAAAAATGACAAAGTTCAAGCACATGTAATCACGGGGATGGGAGAAGTGATTAGAAAAGCACATGATTCATTACCAGAAGGAAAAAAGGTTCTCCATCTGGTTGGAGGATCTGATCGTAAAAAATTCATTGAAGGTATTAAAGATAGCCTACAAAAAGGCAAAGTCAAAGAGATGGAAGGTAAATCGTTTGATGAGGTTCATACACACTATCCCACTGATGAAAATAGATCTCATGGCATGAGCGGCACTAAGATGCGTAAAGCTGCGTTTGAGGGTGATGTTGAAACATTTCACAAACATCTTGGTCCCATGTTTTCAAGGCCCGAAGCTACTAAATTAATGAAAAAGGTTAAATCTGGAATAGCAGCAGGCACAATACCTTTGGAAAGAAAATGACAAATTCAAAAGAAAATAAATATAAGACGGCATCAGGTTCTTACAAAAAGAATCCAAGAAATCGATCAGGTATAAGTAAAAAGTATTCAGGTAATTTGTCCCACGAAACACAATTGGCAAGAAAAGCGCACTGGAATAAAACAAGTAAGATGGCAGACGATAATCCTGCAGCGTATACACCCGCCCCTGGTGATAAAGGTGCAAAAACGAAAGAATCGATTTACACGAAAAGGTACAAAGAAAGGTTTGGAGAAGAATCAATGAAAATTCCGTTTTTACTTATGAGTACTGCACAAAAACAACGACTGCAAGAGCAAAGCGCAGCTTCTTCGCAAATTTCTTATCTGAATACTAAGACACAAAATCTTGATATGTGTCCAAAAGCAAAAATTGCATTCGAAAAACTTATAGGTGTTCAATCTGATGCTGAAATGAAGATGATGCAATCAACAAAAGACATGCACGCTGCGGTTTCGGCTGGGTTAGAAGCTAAGCCTACTCGCCTTAAACATATGCAATTTAAACAATATGTAGGTCTATAAATGAAAGAACAACTTGCAGATCAATTAAAAGTTTGTCTATCTGATGCCTTTACATTTTATTTTAAGGCACACAACTATCATTGGAACGTTGAAGGTCCTGATTTTTTTCAATATCATGAGCTATTCGGTAAAATTTATGAAGAAGTTCTAGGAAGTGTTGACACATTAGCTGAGCAAATCAGAACTCTTGACATTTATGCACCCGGGTCATTATCAAGAATTAAACAGTTAACTTCTATTGTAGAAGATGAAAATTTACCTTCACCTATTGAAATGGCAAGACGTCTTTTTATTGAAAATAATAAAGTGTTGGCTTCATTAATGATTGGATACAAAATGGCTGAAGAAATAGGAGAGTTGGGTATTTCAAACTTTCTTCAGGATAGAATTCAAGCTCACCAGAAACATGCATGGTTTCTAAGATCAGTAGGAAAGTAAAATGGATACAGTTCTACGTCAGGATTTAATTGATATTGCCTTAAGAGCAACCGATGCATATTTGGGTGTGGAAAAACACTCAATGAAAAATGGGTTTGCCACAAATCAAGATATACATGATTTTTCATTTTATCTTTCAAAGGCACATGATGCTTTAACGCAATTGGGAGATATCGATAACCATTATGGGTATATGATAGATCATGTCAATACGATGATGAAATTAGCAAACCATGATGATTCAACACTTGCTGATCTTCCCTACGTTCATGTTCCTAAGAGTGATACGGGTGAAGTAGCTGAAGAAACACAACTAGACGAAATTAGTCAAGCGCTAAAACAAAGATATGCAGAAAAGTCAAAACAACAAGTGCGTGAATTAGAACCTTTCGCTAAAAAAGGTTCAGAATATCGTGACTTAACTAAAAACTTAATTAAACGTCGAGAAGCGGGAATCAAAAAAGCCACGAATGAAGAAATAGATCAGCTTGATGAAGAAGCAAGTAAAGGTTTGGCTGCAAAAGCTGCAAAGTCGGGTATTTCTTTATCAACACTAAAGAAAGTTTATTCACGTGGTGTTGCAGCATGGAAAACAGGTCACCGCCCAGGAACTACACCGCAGCAGTGGGGCATGGCACGTGTAAATTCTTATATTACAAAAGGCAAAACATATCATACTGCTGATAAAGATTTACACGAAGAAACTAAAAAAAAAGATAATGAGAAAATAGATACGACTGAATTAGAAAAAATTGCGAATACGCTTTCATGGGAAGATATTGCAGATACATATGAAAAAGAAGATTATGTTACAGAAGAAACAGAAACAGTTGATGAAGGTCTAAGCCCTGCCGCAAGATTAAAAAAGCAAAGAGATTTTAGACGTACTGGTGTAAAAAGAAACATTTTGAGAGGGATGCGATTACAACGTGTATCATCCCCCGATAGACTAAAACAAAGATCTATTTTAGCAGCAAGAAGATTATTGTCGAAAAGATTTCTAGCAGGTCGTGATAAGTCAGCATTGTCTCCACAAGAAAAGGATATTCTAGAACAACGGTTAAAGCGTTTGCAACAATTAGGTGTACAAACAATGCTTGCTCAACGATTGATGCCAAAGATTAGAAGAATTGAACAAACAAGATTGAAACATAAAAGTAAATAAATAATACAATAACCAAGGACAATTATGTTATCTTTCCGACAATTTCACGAAGAAACTTTGGATGAGAAGTGTTGGGACACTCACACTCAACAAGGCATGAAGAAAAAAGGTGACAAATGGGTGCCTAATTGTGTACCTAAAGAGAGCTTTGATGAAAGCAGTTTAGAAAAAGGTGAGTATGACTACGAAGGTGATATGGCTATGTCCGACCTTCGTAGTATCATGCATAATGCTCAACGCCTTCATGATATGCTAGATCCAAACACTAATTTGCCCGAATGGTGTCAGTCTAAAATTACTTTAGCTGAAGATTATATTTCTACAGTTGCAAACTATATGACTGCTGAGATTAAAGAAAGTGAAATTATTGTAACACCAAGAAAAACAAGATCATCGTTTTTACCTCCTGCTCCAGGAACATACGCTGCTGATCTTGCTGCAGGAAAATATGCGAAAGATGGTTTTACAAAATCAGGCAAAGAAACTGCTGCAAAAAAACGTGAAAGAATGAAACAAGAAGATGTTGAAATTGATGAAGATTGGCAAAAGGTAAATAAATCTGACAGAACAGATGGGTTAAGCCAAAAAGCTGTCAATGCTTATAGACGTGAAAATCCGGGATCAAAACTTCAAACCGCTGTTACTGAAAAGAACCCTAAAGGTAAAAGAGCAGCAAGAAGAAAATCGTTTTGTTCACGCATGTCTGGAATGAAAAAACGACTAACAAGTGCTAAAAATGCAAGAGATCCTGATTCACCCATTAACAAAGCGCTAAGACGCTGGAATTGCTAAGAGGAAAATATGAGCAGACAATTATTAGAAGAGGCCAAAAAGGTCCTACAGGGCGAGGCAGCAGTTAAACTTGATCCCGTTGGTCAAGAAGATAAAGACGTTGACAATGATGGTGATGCGGACAAGACAGATTCTTATTTGAAAAAGCGTCGCGGGGCTATCAGTGCTGCTATCGCCAAATCAAAAAATGAAAGCATAAAACCTGACCTTTCAGAAGAAGATGCACAGCGTGTGTCCAATATTTTGAAAGGTGTGGCGGAAGAAACTGATCAGATCGACGAAGTAAGTCGCGAAACGCTTGTAGCTTATAAAAACAAAGCCTCTGATGCCAGATATCGCAAAACATTGCCTACTGCTAAAGTTGACAAGCGAGACTCTGGTGTATCAATGGCTATGAAAAAACTTGATAAGAAAAATGAAGAAACAGAACAAGTAGACGAGATGCAAGTTGCTAATAAATATGCGCTCAAAGGACCTCAACCTTCTGAAGTTCCTGCTTACATGAGAAAAGGTAATGCAAGAAAGCAATTTCCTCTTAAACTTGATGATCTAAAGCGTAAAGATACGATGAGTGATATTGAAAATTTAAGAAAGATGGAAGAAGTTGAACTTGATGAGAGTGATGATTTAGGTCCAATGACAAAAAAACAGAAAACCGTTATGGTGACACATAAGACTTCAGGAAAAGAAAAGGTCATTGTTGATACACCTGAAAATAGAAAAAGAAACGCAGAGATGGGGTTTCACGCTAAATCTGATGAGATGGAGAAAAATGAAGGGGTCAGCCATCAGACCGCCACAACTATGAAACATGCTAAGAACCCAACACTTCAACAGCGCATGTTTGGGCGTGACATTAAACCTGGCGTTAAAGGTTACAGCGACCGAGCTGCAATGCTCCGCGACCTTGAAAAGACAGGAAGGGTAAAAGAAGAAAGCGAAGAATCTATTGTCGCCGAATCTGATGGTCCAGTTGTTTGGAAAGGCAATGGGCATACAATTGAAAAAATGGCGAATGACAAATTTACTGTTTACATGGGTGATAAAAAAGGAAAATCATATCCTTCGCTAAGCGCCGCAAAGGCTTCAATACAAGAAGAATTAGATGTTGATTCAATATCAGAAATTGTTGAATCACGTAATGCATTTACTATTGACCTACCTGAAACACTAACATACGAACATTACCTAAAAGCTGCCATGCAAGCTGAAGGTATTGAATCCCTGAAGGAATTAGACGATGAAACTCTAATGCCTTTCTTAACTTTTGTTGAACAAATGTTTGTCGAAGGTCAAGAGGAATTCGTTATTTCTGAACTTACATATAGTGAACTTCAAGATAAAATCTATGCTCATCAAAAAGGTGGAAATAAGGTGACAGGCATAGAAAGAAAAACAATGAATGGGCAACCTTACGCTGCATACGTTGTCACAGATAAATCTGGAATGCGTCGTAAATACATATATCAGGGAAACGTAAGACGTGTTCAAAGTTTAGGTCAAGCTCAAAAACCTAACGAAACAAATCCATTAGAAGATTAAGGAGACATTAAATGTCATCTTGGGGAAAACTAGATAGCAAGCAACTGACAGCTAATGTCAGAGTAACAAACGGCAGTTTTGCCGTTTCTAATTCATTAGGTAACGCTACATTATTTTTAAGCGAAGTTAAACCAGGTGATTACATTGCCTTTGGTCCTGTACAAGGCAATTCAACTGTAAAATACTACGTCGCCAATGTTCTTTCAAATACATCATTAAATCTTTCGACTACATATGGTGGATCAACTGCAAATGTAAGAGCAAATGTTCAACAAGGTCCTAAGTATATTAATGTTGTTGAAAACGTTCGTGGCAACGCTTATACAATTCAAAAAGTATTTGGTGTTGATTCTAATGAAGCGGGCAACACAATGAATAAAGCCAACAACATCAATCAACCTGGTTGGATTCATCAGATTGTTTGGACAGACGGCTATGGTGCTCGCCGTGTAAAGACTGAAACATTGGTTGCAATGTCGAAGAACTTTAACCGTGATGATACAGCAAATGCATCATTGTCACCAACAACAGGTAACTTGTTAGTTGATGCTGATGATGATACAGTATTAAGAGATCGGAATGCCTAAACTTTCTGAACAAACTGCAACGAACTCTGTTGTTTCCTCTGATCTACTTTATGTAGTATCGGGTGGAAACAGCAGAAAAATCAGTGCAGGCAATGTAATTGCGGCTCTTACACAAGTTAAAACAGCACCTGCAGCAACTGTAGGAGCCGCAGGTGACAAAAAAGGCATGATTGCATTTGATACGAACTACCTTTACATTTGTACAGCAGACTATACAGGTTCTGCGAACGTTTGGAAGAGAGTAGCACTAACCACTTGGTAAAATGATTTTTGACTTGACTGAAGATAACTTTTTAATATTTGCTATAAAGAATTACGATAACCCCGCATGTAAGGGACTATCTGAATTCAATGAGGATATGAAAAAGTTTAAGTATGTAAAACGACTGTTGGGGCGTTATCATGCAGGGAAGGGTTTGAAAGAAAGATTACTTTTGAATCATATTATTGTAATTAGTAACTTGTTTGGGCCTGAAGCATCTGTTAAAATGTTGTTTTATAAAATTGACAAAAAGCACTGGCCTACTTTGAAAACCTTCCTAGTATTTTTAAACATTATGCCCGAAAATGTCATTTTATATACTGGAGTAAACGAATCTGATATACCTTTGGATACAGAAGTAATTAACAAACTAAGAGTCATTTAATGCCAAATCGTTTTATCGACGCCGCGATTGTCTATCGTATCTTAAAGATGCTTGTCACACCATTTGACAAGACAGATGCTTTTCGTTTAGGTATTATAGATGCAAAGGGTAAGATCCTTAAAAAAGCAGTTCAGTTAAAAACAACTGAAGAACGAGATGCATACAGCCTTCTACATCGTCTTGTGTTTCGTTTGAAGCGAATCATTGAAAAAGTTCCTGTCGAAAATAAAAAATTTCTCTCTTACGCAGCCGCTTTCGCGCTCATACGTGAACAGTATGAAAAAGGTGTAGAACCTATTGATCTTGAAAGAATGTTCTTAGAGTCTCTTAAACAAGAACATGATACAACGTTAGTCGAGAATTTCTTCAACAATAAATATTCAATGACATTCAAACAGTATCTTGATGAAGAAGATGGCGGAGCACCCGCCAATAATGCTGCGGTATCTGGAGGGATAGCAGGCCTTCCTCCCGATGAACCTCCTGTACCGAAGATGAATAAACTTAACATGTTTAGAAGGAAGAAAAAAGATGAATTCATGGGCAAAATTTAAAAATTACTTCTTTGGTGTCCCCCTCCCTAAAGAGGATACACCCGCACCGCCTCCTGTTGTTGAGGTTAAAAAAGAAGAACCTGTTCCGGTTGTAAAAGAAGAACCTGTTCCGGTTGTAAAAGAAGAACCCAAACAGCTTGAGTTAAAATTTGATGAAGTAAAACACGAAGCGACGTTGACAGTAACAACATCGACAGTTGAAGTTGCTCCTGCGGTTGAAGCTAAACCTGAAAAGAAAAAAGCTCCTGCTAAAAAGCGCACACCAAAGAAAAAATCAAATTGACAAATTGGTTGTAGTGTACTATGATAGGTTTCAAGGAGGCCTATCATGTCGTTATACATTGATCTAAAATATATTAATTTCCTTTCAGGTCGTCTACCTCTCTTTAAAAGAAAGGGTGATTATCTTTTTAACTTTCGTTGTACCATTTGCGGCGACTCATCATCAAAAAAGTCAAAAGCAAGGGGTTACTTCTATAAAGTTAAAAACGATATGTTTATGAAGTGTCACAATTGTTCTGTATCGATACACTTTGGAACATTTCTAAAACAAACAGATCAGACGTTATACTCACAATACGCATTGGAAAGATATGCAGACGGAGCTGCTCCGAATAAGGCACACAAAACACCACAATTCAAATTTGTCGAACCTGTTGTGGAGAAAAAAAGTTTAATCGATGAACTTTTTGATCGCCTTGATACGCTGCCTGAAGATCACCTTGCAACAAAGTATTGTCACGAAAGAAAAATACCCACAGATAAGTTTAAATCATTGTACTTTATTGATAATATCAAAAGGATCGAACAAATATCTGAGTCAATGAAGAATCGTATAAAAGGTGAAGAGCCTCGCTTGGTTATGCCTTTATATGATAATAATTTACAATTAGCAGGTGTAACTTGTCGAGCATTGGGAAACGAAGAACTTAGATACATAACTGTAAAAATAAAGCAAGATGAGTTACTTGTTTTTGGTCGTGAGAGTGTAAATTCAAAGAAGCATATATATGTCACAGAAGGTCCTATTGATAGTTTGTTTTTACCTAATGCAATCGCCGTGATTGGAACAGGTTTTAATAAGTTGGAACTTCTAGAATATTCAAAAGATAATATGACAGTCATTGTGGACAATCAGCCGAGGAATAAAGAAGTATGTAAGGTAATTGAGAATTTGGTTGAAAAGGACTACAATGTTGTGATCTGGCCTCAATCTCTTAAGGAAAAAGATATTAATGACATTGTGAAAGCAGGGAAATCACTTGCATATGTACAGTCGTTAATTGATAAGAATACTTTTCGCGGATTGCAGGCGCGTGCTAACTTCTACGCTTGGAAAAGGTGTTAAATGAGTGACGAAGAAACCAAATCTAAAAGATCACGTAGAATTCTTAAAGAGGAAAACGCAATTAAAAAACAAGTACGTATTGCAAAACAATATGGTATGGATGAAAAATACACTGAACAACCACATAGATTTGCTAAACACCATGTACTAAATTGTGGTAACCCAAAATGCATTATGTGTGATAACCCACGGCATGTCTGGGGTGAAAAGACAATGCAAGAAAAAAGTTTTGATCAAACATGTGAATGGGAATATAAATGAAAGTAAACTTAATTAGTTATTCTAAACCGTCGACTGAACTGCAAAAGGAAGGTATGTATGATGTTCAAGAACTTATCGCCTATTGCGCCCGTGTCTCCAATCCTGCGAACCAATTCAACACTCAAACATCTGAAAAGCTCATCAGATACCTCACAAAGCACAAACACTGGTCACCTCTCGAAATGGTCTCAGCCTGCCTCGAGGTTGAAACCACAAGAGATATTGCTCGACAAATTTTGCGCCATCGAAGTTTTAGCTTTCAGGAATTTAGTCAAAGATACGCCGACCCCACCAAAGAATTGGCTTTCGTATTACGAGAAGCAAGATACCAAGACACCAACAATCGACAAAATAGTGTAGAATTAAATTTGCGTGATGATACAGATCGTCAACTTGCTTATCAATGGGAAATGATGCAACAACGTGTTATCATTGAAGCAAAGAATGCTTATGAGTGGGCGGTTTCAAAGGGCATTGCAAAGGAAGTTGCTCGAGCTGTTCTTCCTGAAGGTAACACAATTTCTCGCTTATACATAAACGGTACATTAAGATCATGGGTGCATTATATTGAACTCAGATCCGGAAACGGAACACAAAAAGAACATATTGAAATTGCAAAGGCGTGTGCTGATGTTATTGCAAAATGTTTTCCAATGGCTGCTGAATTTGTTCAGGAGTAACAATGAATACACGCGATGATGTTGCAAAGTTTATGCAAGCAGGAAAACAAAATGTACATGAAGATTTACAACCATTTAATCAACAATCAATGTTGTACTTTGATTTAGTTCGTGAAGAATTTTATGAACTTTCATATGCATTTAAACATTTTGATATTGTTGAAACTGCAGATGCTTGTGCTGATTTGATTTGGGTTATTGAAGGTCTTTGTCATTCGTTGGGTATTCCTATCCAAAAAGTATGGGACGAAGTTGCACGATCAAACTTTTCAAAAATGAAAGATGGTGTTCTACTAAAGCGCGAGGATGGCAAGGTTTTGAAACCTGATACATATTCACCTCCAAACATAAAACAAATTTTAGAAAAATAATTAAAACAGGATTCTACATGAGCAAAAATGTTTTGCATGGTATTGTATTAGACTATTCACGAGATGCATTGTTTGATGAATTGGGTTTAAAGCGTTTAAAAGAATCATATATGCGAGAGGATGAAACATCACCACAAGAAAGGTTCGCATATGTCTCAAAAACTTTCTCTTCCTCGCCGGAACACGCTCAAAGGTTATATGAGTACAGCAGTCAGCATTGGCTCAGTTATTCTACTCCCATTTTGTCTTTTGGGCGTTCTCGCCGTGGCTTGCCTATTTCATGTTTTCTACCCTATCTCCATGATAGCGCAGAAGGTTTGGTGGAATGTCTTTCAGAGGTAAACTGGCTTTCAATGTTAGGAGGCGGAATTGGAATTGGTATTGGAATACGTTCTGCTGATGACAAGTCTGTTGGCGTTATGCCTCACTTGCGTACTTACGATGCCTCCTCGCTGGCATATCGTCAAGGTCGCACTCGCCGTGGTTCTTATGCTGCATATCTTGATGTTTCCCACCCTGATATTCATCTCTTCCTTGAAATGCGAAAAGCAACAGGTGATCCTAATATGCGAGCGTTAAACTTGCATCATGGGATTAACATCACCGATGACTTTATGCAAATCATTGAAAAGTGTATGTTGGACCCATCAGCCGATGATTCATGGGAATTGAAAGATCCTCATAACGGTGATGTTCGCGAGGTAGTATCAGCAAAAGAACTTTGGCAACGCATTCTTGAGATGCGAATGCATACGGGCGAACCTTATATTCATTTTATCGATACAAGTAACAGGCACTTGCCTGACTTTCAAAAGAAATTAGGTCTAAGTGTAAAACAATCAAACCTTTGCAGTGAAATTGTTCTTCCCACAGATAAGGATCGAACAGCCGTGTGTTGTTTATCCTCTTTGAATTTGGAGTATTATGATGATTGGAAAGATAACGAACTTTTTCTTCGGGACGTGGCGGAGATGCTTGATAACGTTCTACAGTATTTCATTGATAATGCTCCTGATAGCATATCACGAGCAAGATATTCTGCTACTATGGAACGCTCTATTGGTATTGGTGCCCTCGGTTTTCATGCATATCTACAAAAGAAAAACATCCCCTGGGAATCATCCCTCGCAGTAAGTGTAAACAAGAAGATTTTTAATAATGTAAAAGTAAAATTAGATGCAGCAAATTTGGAGTTGGGTTCAGAGCGTGGCGAAGCTCCTGATGCCAAAGGAACCGGACGTAGATTCTCACATACGATGGCTATCGCCCCTAACGCTAGCTCTAGTATTATTATGGGTAACACAAGTCCTTCCGTCGAGCCTTATCGTGCTAATGCTTATCGCCAAGATACTCTATCAGGGGCTCATCTTAACAAGAATAAGTTCTTAGACAAAATAATCAAGGAGAAGTGTGATGCTGACAAGCGATTGGATTATCAAGAAATCTGGTCAAGTATTATTGCAAACGATGGATCAGTACAGCACCTTGACATATTGTCTGACTGGGAAAAGGACGTATTCAAAACGTCTATGGAGATTGACCAGCGATGGGTTGTGGAGCACGCAAGTCAGCGACAAAGTTTCATTGACCAAGCACAATCCATTAACCTCTTTTTCCGTCCAGATGTAGGTGTAAAATATCTTCATGCAGTTCATTTTCAAGCATGGAAACAAGGTCTCAAAACACTTTACTATTGTAGGTCAGAAAAAATCAGCAAGGCAGATAAAGTATCGAACAAGATTGAAAGACAAGTGATTCAAGAAGTCGATCTAAAGGCTCTTGCACTGGGCGAAGAATGTTTGGCTTGCGAGGGATGATATGTCTTTTCTAATTGCCAATCTACCCCCTGTGCATTGTTACATTCGCCGTGAATTCCTTTATGATTTTGAAAAAGGTCACGGCGAATATGAACCGTGTATTTGGGTGTCAATAAAAAGTTTAAGAAGTCAAGCGTTTCGTATTGAAGCATACCTTCCTCGGTATGGTGCACTATATGACAAGTTGCCTCTAAATGCATTTGTCCATAGAAAAGATGATTTAAGTCCTGATGACTTTTTATCGTTGGATACATTGCAAATATGGGACTGTTTCAGTTATAATATTGCAATCATGCAGAAAGCGTTTCTTCGAAACTTATCATGCCAATTCTATGCAAAAGATAAACAAACATACTCGGGAAACTATTTGTTTACTGTTGATAATGCAAGTCCCGATCTAAACCTTATTGATACAAGTTATAGCGAGTGGCCTGAAGATCACAAGTCGTTTAATTTTATTGAACTTGATAATGGGCAATACGCAGCACAACCAAATAATCGGTGCATATTCTTTGATGCAGCAAGCAATCCTAAACAAATGTTGTTTCCTGACTTCAAAGTGTGTACAAAAAAATATGTTGTTGAAACGAATCCGAAATGGCGTTTAGGTGATACAACAGATGTAATGTATACCAAGTAAAGGATTTATATGAAAAAGATTTATCGTTTTACTGCCTCATGGTGTCAACCGTGTAAGGCATTGTCAATGAACTTGGAACAAGCAAATCTTGATATTCCGGTTGAAGTTATCGACATTGACGTATTTGAAGACATGGCTGTAGAATACGCAATTCGTTCAGTGCCGACATTGGTGTTAAAGGATGGGTCGATTGAAAAAAGATTGGTCGGCGTTCATTCACCAAATCAAATTAAAGAGTGGGCAAATGGTTAAAAAGAAACTTAGACTTACCGACGAAAGATTACATTTTAAACCGTTCAGTTATCCGTGGGCATATGACGCTTGGCTAAAACATGAACAAGCACATTGGTTGCATACCGAAGTTCCGATGATTGAAGATGTTAAAGACTGGAAAAACAAACTTACGCAAAATGAAAAAGAATTCCTCACGCACATATTCAGGTTCTTTACGCAAGGAGATATTGACGTTGCTGGTGGTTACGTTCGTAATTACCTTCCTCATTTTCCTCAGCCAGAAATTCGTATGATGTTGTCTGGCTTCGCGGCGCGCGAAGCATTGCACATTGCAGCGTATAGTCATCTCATTGAGACGCTTGGTTTACCTGAAACCACATACAATCAGTTTCTTGAGTATCAAGAAATGCGTGATAAACACGATTATATCTTGAATGGGTCTAACGGGCTTGTAAACACTGCATCTGTTGCGAAGAATATCGCGCTATTCTCTGCATTTACTGAAGGAATGCAATTGTTTAGCTCATTCATCATGCTGTTAAATTTTCCAAGACATGGAAAGATGAAAGGCATGGGTCAGATTGTAACGTGGTCAATCGTTGATGAAACAATGCACGCTGAGTCAATGATTAAATTGTTTAGAACTTATATCGAGGAAAATCGTGAAATTTGGAACGATACTCTCAAATCTGAAATCTATACTATTGCAACAAGAATGGTTGACCTCGAAGATCGTTTTATCGATTTATCATTTGGCATGGGCGATATGTATAACCTATCTGCTGATGACGTTAAACGTTATATTCGTTATATTACTGATCGCCGCCTTATTAGTCTTGGTCTCAAGGGTATAATGAAAGTAAAGAAGAATCCTTTGCCTTGGGTTGAGGAAATGATTAATGCTCCAACACACACTAACTTCTTTGAGAATCGTGCAACTGATTATGCAAAGGGGGCGATGAGCGGGACATGGGATGAGGTTTGGGGAAAGGCTGCATGAAAACAAAAATGGTTGATGCACATATGAAAGTCGCTGAAACATATGCAGAACTTTCATATGCAAGACGATTGAAGGTGGGTTGTATTATTGTAAAGAATGATAGGATAATTAGTATCGGGTATAATGGAACACCTGCAGGTTGGGATAACAATTGTGAAACAGAAATTTCAGAAACAGAAATTTGTTTTCTTGACCAAGGGGGTCCCGGCATGCCCGTCACCACAATTTCACTTAAAACTAAACCTGAAGTTATTCATGCGGAAGCAAATGCAATCGCAAAACTTGCAAGATCATCTGAGTCAGGTGAGAACGCCGCTATGTTTATCACTCATGCTCCTTGTATTGAATGTGCAAAAATGATTTTTACTTCGGGCATTAAAAGTGTGTTTTATAGAAATACATATCGAAGTACACAGGGGTTAGAATTTCTCAAAAAATGTAGTGTTGAGGTCGCACAAATCTAGGAGACCTTATGCAAAAACAGTTTGTTTGTATGGCGTGTAACGCTGAATTTAAAATCTCATTTAAACTAGAACCTCAGATTTTTCAAATTGAATTTTGTCCGTTTTGTGGTGAAATATTAGAAGAGGAATTAGAAGACCATGAGGAGGAGGATACATATTGATTTGGGATCAATATGTGGTTATATCAGAATAGAGAATTTGAAGAATCAATTGATAAGTATGTGGGTTTTGTTTATCTGATTACCTGTTTAAAAACAAATCGACGATATATAGGAAAGAAATTATTTTGGTCGTCAAGGACTAAACAAGTAAAAGGTAAGAAGAAACGATTTAAGGTTGAATCAGATTGGAAAACTTATTGGTCCTCATCAGATGAACTAAAACAAGATGTAAAAAACCTCGGTGAAGAAAATTTTAAGCGTGAAATCGTGCATTTGTGCTTTGGGAAGGGTGAGCTCTCCTACCTTGAATTGCGTGAACAAATAGATCGAAGGGTTCTAGAATATCCGACCGAGTGGTACAACAATTTAATCCACTGTAGAATCCACGGATCTCACCTAAAAACCCTCAGAAAATAGTGTTGTTTTGTTGCAACACCTGTGGATAACTTCTGCTTGACATTCTATCCAGCTTCTGTATAATGTAAGCATGATGAGAAAACGACGTTCCGACAGAAATCACGTGCTCTATCAGATCACTAACGTATCTACTGGCGATACTTACGTGGGTCTGACAGTTGCACAAGGGCAAGCCTATCTGCGTTCCGTCAAGGTTCGTTGGCAGAAACATGTTTCTGCTGCCCTCAACGACGGCAAAGATTGGGCCTTCAGCAAGGCTCTACGGGCCCAGCAAGACACGTCTTGGCGTTATCAGGTGCTGGAGATTGTGCGAGGACGTAAGAATGCCCATCAGCGAGAACGTCAACTGATTACTGAACTTTCTCCTACATTGAACAGTTTCTGAGAAAAGGAGCAGGAAATGGACAAGGCGATTTTCATCGTTGAAGGTAAGGGTGAGTATGGTCTGGATCTAGATCACAGCCCCGGAGTAGGTGGTTATTACGTTAAGCTCTATGATGGAAGCTACGATTCTTCGGGGTTTGACACTGAGAAAGAAGCTCGTGAAGAACTGGAATGCCTAGTCTCGGTCGGGACTACTTCTGCCTGGAAATAATGTTGTTTCTGTGCAACACCGGTTGCACTTTTCGCCAGTAGATGTATAATTGATTTTGTTGATTGATTGAGAGAGATAGAGATGCGTACTCGTTCAGTGATTCGTGGTCTGAAAAACTCCCAGCCTGTCCGTGTGATTGTCAACGGTGTCGGTTTTGTCACTACTGTTGAGGGTATGACTCAAATGAGTTTTACTGAACAGCGGGTTGCTGCTTGGAATGCTCTAGAGCATATCGCTCGCGAGAAAATCAACGGGTTTGCTTATACCAGTACCTTCTACAATGATCGCATGGAACGTACTTCCGTCGATGTTCAAGTGGATCTAATCTAATGAATGACCAAATTGTAAGTCGTCTTGGCTACACTCATGGGCAATTGAATGACGCTTTTAAACTCATTCAAAATCCAGAACACTGGAAACTTCCCATCGATGCTTGGATTCATCCAAATATGTTCGATGTCTGTAATGAGGCTTGTGTCTACTTTACTGGTGGTCCTCTGTATCGGCGAGGTACTGCTGGAGATGCTGCTCTTCGCGTGACAGCGGATGGCTACTATCAAACAATCGGAGCTTAAATCATGATGCCTCCTGATCTTACCATTGCAATTAATCGTTATGTCAATGATATTGAAGCGTCTTACACTGGCACGCTTTCATTTTGGGCAGAAGTAGAATACGGAAGAAAGTACGCAAAGATCATCAATGTTACTCATAACAATAGCCGATCTGTACATGCTTTTGTTGATATGAAAACGGGTGATGTTTACATGCCTGCCTCTTGGAATGCCCCTGCAAAGCATGTGCGATTTAACTTGCTAAATAATTATCCTACGAATATTACCTGGTCAGGTGGGTATCTTTACTTGAGGTAAAAATGTTCTCTCGTCTTTTAAGTGAAGTCGAACGTTTACGTGAAGTGTATAGTTTAGATGCAAGTGGGGCTTTGCGATATATTCATGAGCATCTTGGCGAATATTCTTCTGAACTCGTAATGGAATATCAACTTTTCATCTCTCAAGGCATTGAAATGCTTTCCCCGGTAGAATAATATGCAAATTATTGAACACAAAAATATAAAGCAGTTGCTTGAAGAAGCAGGATTTTGCTTTTGGGAAGATGAAGGTTGGAAGCCTGAAGGTGCAGTGATTGATTGGGCAGCACAATATGATAGGGAGATGAATGCATTCGTTGAACTTCTAATTCGAGATTGCGCTGAGTATATTGACAGTCATTTGGTTGAAGGTATTCACAACAAAATTTTAGAAAGGTATGGATTATGAACCAGTACACTAATTGGGATGAGGACAACCAACTAGCTTTTCGCGATTGGTTGAAAAGCATGCTTCGTATGGGTGGCGTCGAATTGACCTTTACGAAAACTGACGGAAGCGAGCGGGTGATGAATGCATCGCTTGAGGAAAGTAAAATTCCTGTTTATGAAAGCAAGACGGGTCGAACTAAAGTGCCCAACGATGAAGTTATTTCACTTGTTGATATTGACATTGGTGAGTGGCGTTCTGTACGATATGATTCCATCAAACAAGTAAGGATCACACTGTGAGTAAAGCCGTCGCATCCTCTGAACCCAACTTCGTATCCATCGATGTATCTAAAGATGACTACACTGCAAAACTAGTCAGTGCCTTGAATTGGTTTAATTTCGAACGGGATAAGAAGGATGCACGGAATTACATTGAACAGTATGCAAAGAAGCAAGGCATTACTATTTCAGGTGTGACTGATTCTGATATTGTTCCCACGATGGGGTGGATTGCACATTTGTGCAATAAAGGAGCAAACCTCTCCGAGGAGCACGTTGACAAACTAAACGTATATCTGGCACAATTGAATCGTGCAAAGAAGTCTGTGCCTGTTACGACAAACACTCCACGTGTCTCTATTCAAGAAGCTACGCAAAATAAAATTAATGCTTACATTGGCGAACTTGAAGGGGTCTTTGACCAACTATTCAAGAACCCCAAAGAATCATTCTCTTTGCTCGAGGACCTGAAGAAAAATCAGATGCCTCAAACTATCGGGCCTAACATTGAAGAATGGACAAAGACAAAGCTGAAGGAACTCATCAGCGCCTATGAAGGCACAGACAAAGACCTTGTTGAAGGTTATTCAAACATTCGAAAGAAGGACCTTCTTGCTTTCATTAAGAAACTAGCGACGTTTGTTGAGGATGCTGAAAAGTATTCTTCATACAAAAAAGCTAATCGTAAACCTCGCGAAAAGAAAGTCAAGCCTCCGACACAACAAGTAAAAACGCTAAAGTACAAAGCTAAAGATGATGATTTGAAGATCACTTCAGTGTCACCTACAACTATTGTTGGTGCCCAACAGGTTTGGTTGTTCAATACAAAAACACGAAAGCTGTCTGTATATCGAACTGACAGCGCCTTGGGGATTCAAGTCAAAGGTACAACTTTGCAAAACTACGATCCTGAGATGTCTTGTCAAAAGACTCTGCGTAAACCTGCTGAACAACTTAAGGATCTACTAAGTGCAGGCAAGATTCAGCTTCGTAAATTTATGGACAACATCAAAGCAGTGCAAGTAGAAGTCAACGGTCGCCTTAATGCAGACACTCTAATCGTTAGGACTATTAAATGATTGTAATTGATTATTCGCAGACAGCCATCTCAAACTTGATGGCTGAATTGGGAGGTCGCAAAGACATTGAGATTAACCTCCCTCTCATTCGCCATATGATTCTAAATTCTATTCGCGGGTACAAGCAAAAATTTGGTGCAACATATGGTGACATTGTAATCGCTTGCGACAATCGCACTTACTGGCGCAGATCAGTGTTTCCGAACTACAAAGCCAATCGTAAGAAAGAAAGAGAAGATTCGGGGTATGATTGGAAAGCAATCTTTGAGGCGTTATCTACCATTCGCGAAGAACTGAATACTTTCTTTCCATACCCTGTTCTAAACATTGAAGGCGCTGAGGCAGATGATGTTATTGCGACTCTTGCGGAGTGGACCCAAACAAACGACCTTTCTGTGGGTATCGTCGAAGAACCCAAACCATTTCTGGTTGTGTCAGGAGACCACGACTTCATCCAGTTGCAGAAGTATCCAAACGTCAAACAGTATAGTCCCATTCATAAGAAAATGGTGAAACCTGACCGTAAACCTGAACATTATGTCATTGAGCACATTATTCGCGGAGATACGGGTGATGGTGTTCCTAATGTTCTGTCAGACGATAATTGTCTTGTAGAAGGTCGCAGACAAAAACCTGTGATGAGCAAGAAGCTGGAGGAATGGATTAAGGATTCTCAAAAAATGCCATCCGACAATGAGTTTAAAAAGAACTATGACCGTAATAAAGTTTTGGTAGATCTTGATTGTATTCCTCGAAGTGTAAAGGAATCTATTATAAATAATTTCGTTAGTCAACCCAAAAAAGATCGTAGTCAGCTACTAAACTACTTCATGCAAAATAAAATGAAAATGATGCTTGAGGTTATATCGGAGTTTTAAAATGCGCCTTTTACTTCCTGAAATTTTTGATAAAGTACAAAAAGCAGAAACCGTTGAAGAACGAAAACAAATTCTGCTTAAAAATACTTCTCCCGTACTCATCGACCTATTAAAGATGAACTTTCATCCTGAAGTTCGTATGCAACTTCCTGAGGGTATGCCCCCATTCAAACGAAGAGGTATACCTATGGGAATGGCAGACACCAATCTTTATAAAGAAATGCGTCGGATGTATACGTGGATCAATCCCCCGCCGAACTTGCACAAGATTAAACGTGAGACTCTTTTCATTCAATTGCTAGAAAGCATCAATGAAAAAGAAGCTGAACTTCTGTGTGCCGTGAAAGATAAAGAATTGACTCGCATGTATTCTGCTATGACATATGACCTGGTCAATCAAACGTTTCCCGACTTGCTTCCTGTGCAACAACCTGTTGTAGAAACGCAACAACAGGAGGAAACAGCACCAAAAAAGCGAGGAAGGCCGAAGAAGGCCGCTTGACAGACGTAGAAGCTGATGTTACAATGATGTTTTTGAATGGTGAATGGCATGCTGATCTATACGACCACCCGCAGTTCAAAAAAGCCCAACCGACCGAAGAGGCAAGAGGCGGAAGAATACAATCGTTGGTTAAAAAGTGTAAATCCTTCTGGGCAAAAACCCTCAAAGCCCTCAGGAAAGCTGACACAAAATAAACCATATCGTCGAGGTTATGAAGAGGCTCTTGCGATTCCCAGCGTCGATTCAGGTAAGGCAACTGTTCTGGGTGTAAAAAGTATCATGGATCCTTTCAATTTGCAAAAGGAATCAGAAGAAGTTCAGGAAGCGATCATTGCAAAAAGTAAACGTGTTGCAATTGCTTACAACAAAGGTGGTATTCAATACATTACAGATGACACAGATCCGACTACACTTGGATCAAGTGAACGTAGACGATAGGAGATATTATGAGTATGATTTTTAGCAATCCCGCAGATCGAAAAACCATTCGAGATGCACTTCATGAAATTTCTGGCGCGATGACTCGAATCGAGGGTGAGCGCAGTTACATTAGCGAAACGATTAAGGATATTACAGCGAAGTATCCGATGATCTCAAAACGTGTCTTTCGCAAAATGATTAAGGTATACCATACACAAACGTTTACACAAGAGGTAGAAGAGCAAGAAGAATTTGAATCGTTGTATGAAACGATTACAACCGCACCCGTACCGCAAGGATCAACTAATGTTTAATCAAATTCGGAATATCGTTGAAGTTCATATTCTTGATGCAATGAATAGGCCGAAGAAGAAAAAAATTTTGGGGGTGTGGGGTGAAAAACAAACCATCCCCTTTGATCTAATTCGTTCGTTGAATGAAAAAAAATATCCTGGTTGTGGGGTAGAAATTAAAGTACACGTATACGAAGGACCATAATGAAGCTAGGTATCTGTTCTGACATTCATCTTGAGTTTGGATATCTTCCTATCGAGAATAAAGAAAACATCGATGTTCTAATTCTTGCGGGTGATATTCTTGTTGCAAGGGCTTTAGGTAAAGAACCTGGAAATTATCGTGAAAAAGATATTGAGGACTTTAAAGAATTTTTCCGTACCTGCTCAGAGAAGTTTCCTCACGTGATTTACATCATGGGTAACCATGAACACTATGGAGGTGACTTCAACGATTCGCCTATGATTCTCCGTGAGTTTTGCGAAAGTGTCGGACCAAACGTTTATTTTCTTGATAATGAAACGAAACAGATTGATGATATAGTGTTCATCGGACAAACTTTATGGACAGACTTTAATAAAGAAGATCCTATCAGTATGGCTACTGCACAAGGATGCATGAATGATTTTCGAATCATCAGAAATCGTGTACAGAATCGTAAGTTCACACCGCAAGATGTTCTAGAACAACATAAGAAAAGTCTTTCGTTTATCGATGAACAAACAAAAATTTACGCCGATAAAAAGTGTGTCGTTGTTGGTCACCACGCACCTTCTCATAAGAGTGTTAAGCCAAACTATGAAAGAGATTACCACATGAATGGAGCGTATCGTTCTAATCTAGAAGAATTTATTATGAGTCGCCCTCAAATTAAACTGTGGGTACACGGGCACACCCACTCAGAATTCGATTACATGGTGGGTAATACCCGCGTTGTGTGCAATCCTCGAGGTTACGTGGGATACGAAAGACAATATCAAGATGTTGACCCATACTTCCCACTACCAGTAGAAGTTTAAAGCATAATTCCGCGGTGACGTAATCTTGCTTCGTATGCTTTTGCTCTACCTTCAGCGATGGAAGAAAATATGATTGTTAAAATGCTTAGGAACTTTTTCATCTGTAAAATCCTTTTCTGTTATGGTCAAGCTGACGAAGAATTCTCTCTACGTCAACGATATCTTGTGCATGTTTAAAGTATTTCTCATTGAAGGATTTTTCATCATGTTGCTTGATTTTTTGAGAGATGTACTGTATGATGCTGGTAATCATGTTTGACCTTTTGGGTTGTTTGAAAGTTTGGAGATTTTGTCTCCCTATTATTTATGATGCAATGCAACAAAAATGAGCGATAATCTTATACTTTTTGTAGGAATGATTTACCTCTATGTGGCTGTAGAACAAGGCCTAAAGGGTAACTTGGGTATGGCAATAGCCTTTGGGGGTTATGCCTTTTCAAACGTCGGACTTTATCTTCTGGCGGCTAAATAGGAGTTCTTATGTTACAAATTGTTGAAAAACCTTGGGGTCATTATTCAGTGTTTTATGATGACGGGAAAAACATTAAAGTTAAAGAACTTTACGTGCTACCTGAAAAGAGCCTGAGTATGCAGAAACATTTCAAGCGAGCAGAGGAATGGTTTGTCGCCTCGGGGTTTGCAACAGTGTGGACATCTAATGACTATGATGGTGTAAATATTTTGCAAGGTGTTTACAAAAAGTTTGATAAATTGACGATTCCCAAAGGAACATGGCATCGACTTGAAAATCAAGCAAGCATTCCACTAAAAATTATCGAAATTCAATATGGTGAAGAATGTCTTGAAGAGGATATTTTACGGAAATAATATGAACGACTTTTATCTTTTCTTAAACACAATTTTCGCATTATATTGTTGGAAAAAAGCTGCCGAATGTTTTAATGATGAAGAAAATAAAGAGGGATGGGTGTTTATATTTCTAAGTGCATTGAACGGTGCCGCTGTCGCCAGTTTACTTTTTAAAGGATAAATGATGAATAATTATGAAAGACATGCATGGACTGAGTTTCGTGCAGCAGGTTGGGTTGATGAGAATAATCAGTTTCATGATGAGATGCAAAAAGATATTTGTCTGCATGTTTTAGGTCTTCTTGCAGTTTTTGAAAACGAAGGACATTCTGGCTCATCTGCCCCATATACAATTAATCTTTTCACTAAACTGGCAATGTTTAATCCTATTGCACCACTAACGGGTGAAGAGTGGGAATGGAGCGATGTTGAAGATAGAAACGGCTCTCCTTTGTGGCAGAACAAACGATGCAGTTCAGTATTTAAAGACGAAAACGGTGCCTACGATATCGATGGAATCGTATTCTGGGAGTGGTATAAATCAGATGAAGATGGTAAAATGTTCAAGAGTTACTTCAGTTGTTCTGAATCACGTGTGCCAGTGACCTTTCCATATGTTAAACCCGATAAGCCACAATATCGTTTTAGGCCCACAGAAGAATATCCTAACGAAGTTCTGTGATGTTGTATTCTCACAACGTTGTAAAAATACAACAAAAAACGGGTTGCACTTTCTTATAAGTCCTGTATAATTATCAATGTTGAATGATTTTTCAGGAGCGCCAAATGGCTCAAGATACTACGATGACTCTCGAACAGATTCAAACCGTTGTTGATCGTTTCACCCAACAATCGGTGCGAGTGCATGATGGACATGCTTACGCTGCGGGTTACCTTGGCAGCATGGTTACTCGTTTGCTGCGTCAAATGCCCATCGAGGAGCAGTTGCTTGAGGTTGACCTTCTTCTGAACGCTTCCATTTGGGTCGAATAAATGGAACGTCTTAAACAACTTTTCTATTCAGTGTCCATGAGTTCAGCAGCTCTGGGATATCTAGTAGCGACTCTTGCGGGGGTCGCATTCTTGCTTTGGGGACTCAAATGAATGCATCAAAAGAACAATTGAACCAGGTCCTCCATTCTCTTTTGGGTCGAGAGGACCTGGTAAAAAACTGGTGGGTGGGTCCTAACTACGCTTTCGGATTGCAAGCCCCCGCCGACCTGTGGGATGAAGGTGAGGTGGGTCAGGAAATGGTCACCAATTACATTCTCGGTCAAGTAAACGGCGACTATTCATGACCCTTGATGAAATAAATAATACACTCCAGGCAATTTCTGCTGAGCTAAAAGAGTGGGAAGTGTCTGCTTATATCGACAAACTTGATGATGTTGCTTACAATGAATTTCTAACTTATATGGAAAATCTACGATCCGCTTACAGTTATTGTGAGGAATAAAATGCGTAAACTTTTGCTTGCAGTCATTCTAGCCATTTCTCCTGCCGCTCATGCTTGGGGACCTGTCGAACAAGCAGCTCTTATTGGCGTTATTGGTGGTGCATTGATTGGTCGAGCAACCGCTGAACCCGTTCCTCCTTATTATGGCCCGCCTCCTGTATATTATCCACCCCCTCACCAGACAGGTGAGTATTACTATGGTCATGCGCCAATGGTGCGTAGACATTGTTTTCGTGTTCCTTTGTATGACCAATATGGTCGGTATGTTTCTTCAACCCGTCGGTGTGACTATGTTCAATACTAAAGTTGTAAAGCGCCGTGATCCCATCGCGTTTGATCTTTTGGTTTCCGGCACCTACAAGCCGCGCAAGGTTTCTGTAAAGAAACTTTATAAGCGCAATTTCCGCAATCAACGTGACTTTGAGGTGAAATATTCGTAAGGAGGTCTATGACTTGGTTATTGGGCAAGTACAAGCCGAAGCAATTTGAAAAACCCACCAACAATGAAACAAAAGTTTGTTGGCTTTTAGATTACAAGCGAGATAAAAATGAGCAACGAAAAACGATATACAGTTCAACTCCTAGAAAGCGGTGAGGATTTGATTCTTCCTATTCCCGATGAACTGTTGAAAGAAGTTGGGTGGAAAGAAGGTGATGTGTTGAATTTCAAACCAAACGACGATGGTGGCTTTATCATGGAAAAGGTTGAAAATACTGAGACTGAGCTTGTTTTAGTTGAATCTATGTCAATGTTTCGTATGCGGTATGTTGTCGAAGTACCCAAAGGAAAATCTGAATGGGCTCTTGACACTGTGACTTGCGAAGAGGCAGTTGAACTATCACAAAAGCATCTGGGTGAACATATTGTTTCCCATCGTGTGATTAATGAAAAAGAATTTTTCGACGTTTTCGATGAGGACAATGACTATCTAAAAAAATGGGATGCAGATAAAAAGAAAGGTATGATTACTCGAATCAATAAGGATGGAGATTTGGTTTGAATATCTTCTATTTGGATAAGGATCCAAAAACTTGTGCAGAAATGCACAATGACAAGCACGTAGTCAAGATGATCATTGAGTATGCTCAGCTCATGTCAACTGCTCATCGATTGCTGGACGGTGAAGAATATCTTGGGATGACTGCGAATGGGCGCCGCATTAAGCGATGGCGCCTGAATGATTCGCGCGAAGATATTTTAATGAAGGCGTCACACATTAACCATCCTTCGGCAGTATGGTGTCGAGCAAACGAAGATAACTATTTTTGGTTGTACTCTCTTTGGTTTTGGCTTTGCAGAGAATACACGTTTCGTTATGGTAAAACCCATGCATGTAGTAGATTAGATGACACTATTTTGAATCCTCCTAATAATATTAGTAGGAGAAAACTTGCCACTATTCCTGTGTTTTATTCCCCAACACCCGCCATGCCTGATATATACAAAGTGCCCGGTGATTCTTTAACCTCATATCGCAATTACTATAAAGGAGGCAAACAGCATCTTGCAAGTTGGAAAAAGAGAACTATTCCTATGTGGTTTAACGAGCAAAATGCATAAATAAGTCTATGCCACTATACGATTACAACTGCCAAAAATGCGATCATACTTTTACAGAAAAGTTTATGATTGCAGACCGTAAAACGCCCGAAGAGCAACCTTGTCCTTCTTGCGGCGAAAATTCAGTTCAACTTCTAATCGGGACGCCAGGAGTCGGCGATTCCGTTCGTTTGGGTGTTCGAACAGTAGACAACGGATTTAGGGAGGTGCTTTCAAAAATTCACGAATCTCAACCAAAAAGCAATCTGAACAATAAACTTTCCAGATGATTGCTAGAATAATTCCGCTAACCAGAAGAGACAGCAATGCAACGCTGTCTTTTTTCATTTTAGAGGGCTCCATGGCAAAAAGACAAGAAAAAGAACAACGCCAACCACATTTGACATTGGCATCCAATCGTTTAAAACTGAGACTAGACGATATGGACGTTATATCTCCCCTCACAGACAATCAACAAACCTTCTTTACACACTATAAAGAGGGTCGTGAGTTTATTCTTCTACACGGTGTGGCAGGTACAGGAAAGACGTATATTGCCTTGTACAAAGCACTAGAAGAAGCACTTGATAGAGAGTCTGTATATGATAAAGTCATCATAGTTCGTTCTGCAGTCCCCTCACGGGAGATTGGTCACCTACCAGGAGATGAAAAAGAAAAGACAGACGTATACAAAGAGCCCTATGTAGAAATCTGTAGCAATCTATTCAATCGCAACGATGCTTTTCAACGTCTACAAGAACAAGGCGTATGTCACTTTCTGATCACTTCGTTTTTGCGGGGTGTGACACTAGATAACAGCGTGGTCATAGTAGATGAGTGTCAAAATCTTTCGGATTCTGAGATCAACACAATCATGACTCGCGTAGGTCACAATTCAAAAATCATCTTTTGCGGAGACTTTAGACAAACCGATCTGAATAAAAAGCATGATATGTCGGGACTGAAAAAGTTTATTGCAATCGCGAAGATGATGCCGTCATTCAAGATGGTCGAGTTTTCAGTTGATGACATTGTGAGAAGTGACATTGTAAAGCAATACATATTAGCAAGACTAAAATACGAGGAGAATGCATAGAATTCAATTGGTTGTTACTTAGCACATTGTGTAAATTAGCTGTATGGTGTCTCGATTTATCTCAATCTAAAAGGCAGAAATATTTCTGAAAAAAATTTCAGAGGTTCATCATAGACACCATATTAGAAAAATAAAACTTAACAACTATTGATAGTTCAGATATTGACACATTATGCAAAATGTTTATAATCATGGTTTGAGGAAAATATCTGAATGAAATTGTACAACGCTATAAGTAACCCGCCCGAAATTCCAAAGCTCAAACAATTAACAAATCCTGCAACCGGCAAGAGAATTTATGTAACGCCTTCGGGGAATAAATTTCCTTCCGTCACAACAGTATTGCAGGAATATGGTAAAGAGTCATTGGATGCCTGGCGAAAGAAAGTCGGGAAAGATCGGGCGAGTTACATAGCTACTACAGCAGCGGCACGCGGCACACGATTGCACAGCCTCTGTGAAAAGTATTTGCAAAATGAAGATCCGTTTAGCAATCCTAAAATATCTTTATTTGACAAAGAACTTTTTCGCAGTATAAAACCTGCTTTGGAGGATATTGATAATATACATCTACAGGAACAACGGTTATACTCAGAACATTTGAGATTGGCAGGGACCGTTGATTGTATAGCGGAGCATAATGGTCGTTTAAGCGTAATAGATTTTAAGACATCGTCTAAACGAAAACAAAAACAATACATTGAAAATTACTTTATGCAATGTTCAGCGTACGCTGTAATGTACGAAGAACTGACTGGAATACCTGTAACTAAGATCGTTATCATAATTGCTTGTGAAAATGATCCTGTCCAAGTTTTTGTTGAGAAGCGAAACAATTACATTAACCAACTAATCTATTATAGGGACCTTTATGAAAAAAATAATCCTGGCTACCTTGATGATGTTCTCGATGGGTACGTATGCACAGACACCTAATGTTCTTTTCTTAAATTTTCAAGCCGCGTGTAGTGAAACATCTTACATTGTAAATGAGTTAAGAAAAACACATAAGGAAAGACCTATCGCTGTAGCACAAACGAAAGAAAAGTATTTAGTAATCTTTTGGAAATCATTGACAACTAACGATTTCAGTGTTACAATATCAGCAGAAGGTAAAAACACTTCTTGTATTTTACTTGAAGGGTCAGATTTTGAATTAGTTGATGAAAAGGGGAAACGTCTTGGGCAACCTACACAATTACGTTAAACTGTATGAAAATATTTTAGACGAAGAAACTTGCCAAGATATTATGTCTGTGGTTGAGAATGCAACGTTTGAAGATATTACGAATGAAAAATTTAAATTTAAGCAAGCTATTGTTACAGAGCATTCCCACTGGGAATTGCCTGAAGTTACAGAAAATGATTTAACGACTACACCTTTGCATCTTCAAGATGTTTTTTCTGAGTTGTTTTTCTCAGCCGCTTCAAATTACTTTCAAGGCACTCAACTACCTCTTGTTCCTGAATTGCAAGGGTTTGAGAATATAAAAATCAAAAAGTTTACAGATCAAGATTTCTATAATCTACATAGTGATGTGAATGACCATAAATCTGCGAAAAGATTTTTGTCTGTTTTTGTATTCCTAACTGATGCTGAAAATGGTTATATTAGATTTCCAACTTTAGGAATCACAGACATTATTCCGAAAAAAGGCTCTATTCTTGTTTTTCCTCCGCATTGGCTTTATCCATATGAGGTAAAATGCCGGGATGGCGGTTCTTTGATGTACGCGCATAGTTATCTACATTACGTTTGATATAAATAACAAAATGATCGTTTGAAGTTGACTGAAAGGTGTTTCGGACGGCGGTTCGATTCCGCCCAGGTCCACCAGAAGTATAT